ATCAGGGTGATTGGGTTCAATATCATATCCATGCCACTCTGCATTTACATACGAAAAAAGGTGCCCCGCACCTGCAAATGGTTCCAAGATTGTAGTCTTGGGCACCATCTGATACCAGGAACGGAATGCACCGGAGTTGTTGAATGGGTCAGTCGTTGTATAATACTGACCCAGAAGTTGCTTGCTCAGTACCACTTGCCTTTGCTCTCGTTTGCATTATCTTGTGGTAACCAGTCTAACATAGGTTCCTTCAATTGTCCAGATTGGAACAACTCAACCAGGGGCAGACAGTGTTCACGCACATAACGCTTCATAAATCCTTCGTAACTATTACGAAGACTGGTTTTGTTAGCGAGACATACATCAGCAGTGATAGAAGCATATGGTTTGAGATAACCATACACAACATGCTGATCTCCAGGGTGATTGATGATACTCTGACCCACCATATATTGCAGGTGCTTCATAGAAACAGGGTGATTGAACGCTTGGATATAACCTCTGCGTCCATTGTTATCCCGATCACCACCAACTGCGAAAGAACCAGGAGCAAAGTGCTTATTCAAGTATTTCTTAACAGTACCATCATTATATGGTTCAAATGATGCAGTGCCACCAGTTGCATTGAGGATCTTGTTAGCAAATACTTCACGATCATCAGCATGAACTTTAGGATATGATTCCTTCAGTTCAGCAACAATACCGTTAAGAGTTTGATCGATTGCCTTACAGTCAATGCCTAAGCGAATCATCTTGGTGATATCAGCATCTGTATACTCACGCTTTTTCTCTAGTTGAGAAGGTGCGTTTTCAGTAGTACCAAGACGCTGTAGATCATATTCACTCTTACCACTCATTAAAGCACAGGGGAAAGTATCATATGCATCTGTGCCAAAGTAACGATGACGACCATTACGAAGAATATATTTGTAATAGTGTCCGTTCATCTCTTTCTCGAAGAGAGATACACATGGTTGAGGAACACGATATTCCCAACGACCATTATTTTCTTTGCTTACACTTGCAGCAATCATATTAACATCTTCAAGAAAGACAGTTAGTCCTGCTCTTGTTTGTGTGTTATCTTCGTGGGTTCCAATGTAGATATCACTACGTTTAGGTGTAATCCACTCTTCAAACTTACAGTTCTTACCTGTTGGTTCGGGAGATAATTTCTTGAGTTCTTCTACATCAAAGAAATCAGATATACGAGGCTTATCATCAACACAACTTTGAACTAGTTCAGTTAATTTATCTATATTCAAAGTCTCTTCTATAGCTTCGTAATCTTCAAACACATTTATCATTTAGTTAATACCTAGGCGTTGTTGAAATTCTACATGATCAACGACCCAAACTGTGTCAGAGTCGTAGTTAAACTTGAGGCGATCAAACTTGTTAGTCAGGTCAGTATCGATGAGGATGACATATACTTTGCCTTCCTCACCATACTGTTGTGCCCAGTCAGCAAAGTGTGCTGCTTCATGAAACACGTTGTCCTGATGTCCACCTTCACCAAAACAAATCTTGGCAAAGATATATCCTTCTACATTGCCGTTGATCACACCATCGATAGACTTGAGGCACTCAAGTTTATCAAGACCAGACTCTTTGAACTCTGCTTTGTTCAACAAGCGTCCATCCTTTGTAGGACGGAGATCCTGGTTGTTCAAAGATTGTACGTAGATACCATAACCACTAGAGGCACGGTTAATCTGATCAAGAACGTAAGATTCGTCCTTTGAACCTTGACGTGAGGCAAGAATAGCAGTACCATGAGCAACTGCTAAAGCAAACTCATAGTCTGCTTTGCACTTCTCGTAGATATACTCACGACTGGTACGAAGGAGTTCAGCAAGACGATCAAGCGACTTGAAGTTAATCAATTGCTTGAGATCAGCGTCACTGATATTCTCTGTATGACAAATACCCTCAGCAAGAGAGATGTTTGTCTCAAATTGGCGTGTGATACGAACTTTTGAAAGATCGGATTTGAACATTACGATTGCCACCTACATGGGTGGGATTATAGAATGTGGAGTCTTTAGGGCGCTTCCTCTCCCATGAACCTAATATACACCAGTTGGAGGTCTGTGTCAACCCCCTAGTCCAGTCTGTCAACTGTACACTAGTTAATACATTCAACCCTTATCCGAATGCCTTGATGACCTTTTGAATCAACAAAGGGTTCGAGTGTTGGTCTCATGTTATCTTTCCAAGTCAATTCTGCCTCAAATAACTTTTGAGAAACAGTATAATTTGCTTTGGTATGATCTTTAAAACCAGCAGTCCAAGACTTTTTTTTAATTCGCAGAGCGCAATGATGTCCTAGTCCCATTTGTTAACTGTCCCCAAAGATAGGATGGAGTTCTGTTTTTGCATGTAATGTCATGTTGATGTGTTGCTCCCATGCAACAGCATCATCTAGATTATAAAATACCGCCTGTTGTTTCGCTTGACTCTTCTTCTTGTTCTTCATCCACACAACTGCATACTTCATTCCAATACTCGCGAAAAACACATAAAGTTGACTGATAACGACCATGACGACATGATGGGTCAGGTCGATCTAGATAGCAAATAGTGATATACTTATCACCAATAAAATCCACCCACCCCGTGGTGGTGCGGTATGTAACCATCATACCACGAGTAAATTTCACTCGTCAACCTCCTCAAATGGTTGACGATTCATGTTCTCTGCTTTAGGAAGACGGAACATCTCTTTGAGATCATTTAACTCACTCAATTGCTTTTGAAGACCATCAATTTGACGTTGCAGAATTTGAAAGTTTGCATCATTGTTATTCTGCATCATCAAAATGTTGTTGATTGCTGATTTGAAATCTTCTTCGTTCATTTTAGTAGCGGTCAGGAATTTGGTGATCTAAGTTAAGAGCAGTGTTGCCAGTCATGTAGTCTCTAAGAGACATAGCACGACAATATGCTTTCTTGTGGTATTCTATCACATCATCGACGCCAGATAACATCTCTTCATGCGCTTGTCGTGCTGATACTTTATCATCGTTGAGATAATCATCGATCGCATTTTGCATACGATCTTTGCGCTGCTTTGAATACTCATGTGCCCAGTTGATTTCAGTTGTCATTAAAGTCTTCGTTGCGACGTTTGTCAAGATACTCAATAATTTCACTACGCCATTCTAATAATTCGTGATAGCATTCCTGATCGTGTGCGTCCTGACGTAGCTGATAGTCTGGTTTGAGAACACTCTCGTAAAAGATATAGAACGCATCTTTACGTTTCTCGTGTTTCGTGGTGCTGTTCCAATCCATGTGGTAGAAGCGTTATAGGAGATATTGTAGCATGGTTATTCGATTTGGTCAACCGATTCGATATCACACACTGGCACCTCATGCTCGCCACCAATGATGTACCAGTGCATTAACTGTCCATGATATTCTGGATGAGCAGCATATTCTGTAGTATACTCACGTTTGCCACAATACAGCAGTTCAGATTCATGGATGCTGTTATCTCGTAACATTGCTTGAAGTTGCATATGTTGCAACTCTATCTGATCAGGAACTTTCATGTGGTTCGATGGACGCTCCACTACCATAGCACAGGTGTCAACCCACTGTCAAGTCATCAAATTCAGTAATCTTAACATGCCTCATGAACATGTCTACCAATTCTCCCTCTGCAGAAACAATAAAGTCGATAGCAAATATACTTCTGTTAACACAAGTTTGATCAATGAATTGCTTTTGTTCTTCGCTGATTAGATCCGCTGATAACAATTTGTCAAGCATGAGATTCTTTCTCAGTGGATTATCACACGTTTCATTCCATAACTTAGTCGTAGGATCACGCAGTAGTGTAACTGTAGGCATAAAAGGTTTGAAAGTATATCTTAGGTCAGTAGAACCGTAGAATGTATCAATCTCACCCTTACAATCTCCTTTATATTTTTTGCAGAACTCATTGATATCATTTAATTTTTTATTCTGTGCATACTCTGCGAGATTATATCCAGGATCAAAGATCCTCATCCCAGTATAATTAGCATCTTTATCGTAATGAACACCAAGAATGTCAGTCTCTACATCCTCTGTTGCATCAGTTAATCTATCGATAGTAGTTTTACATGTATCCAGAGATTTAAATGCACAAAAGTTGACAAAATACTTCCAGATGCTTTCATTTGCAAATCGAGTATACTTTATTGGATTTACCAAGTAGTAAGACTTTACTTCCGAGTCAACATATTCAATGCTAACAACTTTGTTATCATCATGTAGAGGTACTGATGCATTAGGAAATCTAAATTGCATAAACCTGTTAAGTTTAGCAGTGATGTTAGCATCAAAGTTAGGCAAATAAGAAGAATCTTTTAATCCAGTATATCTCCATGGCATCCTTTCATATGTTGAAACATACTCAAAGCTGTTGAGATTATACTTATCCGCCTTGTAAAAAGTATCAGAAAACATTTTAGTTAGATAAAATTGTTTGACCTAGTTCATTATATAATGTGAAGTGAATGTAGTTTTCAGGAATCGCACAAGATTCTTGACTGCCTGGAAAACTAGTCTCCAAAAATTCAATGGTATCTTCAAGATTATCCACTTCAACAAAAACAAATTCTGAGTTTTGTAGAGATGCAAACATATCTGCTGGTAAGATGTCTTTATACAGTTGATATGAAGTGTTGATAGCATCTACATCAGAACTATTATTCCAACCATGAGATCTTAAATAAATTACACATTTACCCTTAGCAATAGCATATCGCTCAATAAAAGTGTCAAAATAAAATACTTCGTAGTCTGAGTTCATGAGTCTTTAAGTAGTAGTTTCCAAGCAATAGTGATACGTAGTCCAGCATATGATCTAGACGTAGGTTCTGCAGCATGTGGGATTATTCCGGGAAATAATATTGCCGCATTTGGTTTAGGAATATGAAAATATGTATCCTCTCCTAAATCAAATGCTGTTTTGCCTCCCCACTCTAATCTCCACATATCATTAGCGTAAAAAAGAAATGTTCTTCCTCTCTCATCATGCCAATCTTGATGAAAAGAACCTTGTGTGCCATAAGTATGACCATTGGCATACACATCATATAGTTCATAATGTTGTTGAGTCTTTTCCTCAATGATATTTAGAAGGTATTCTGAAAAGAAGTTATTGTCCTTAAAGTCTATGCGCCAAAAAGGCAAACCACGACGCTTATCTCCCTCAACATATGATCCATGACCAAAGTACCAATTAGGACCATGTACAAATGAAAGTATTTTCTTATAGTCTTCATGCGAAAACATATCATTATAATTTACAATATCACTAGAACTATACATGACATTCAATCCAACAAACAAAGACGTTTCTTCGACCAGCAGTTACTTCATTTACTCTATGAAGTAGATTACCTGAGTATATAATTGCTTTGCCTTTTGATAATTTAATACTATTAGTATTCTCTATCACCAATTCACCACCTTCATACTCATCACTAAGGAAGCATGTCATACTATAATCTGGTCGGACACCACCACATGGATTAGAATCATAATGATCTCCATACCGTCCACCTACACCATACTTGACAAAGTATACTTGTGATATCTCTTTTATCTTGATGGGAAGATTAGATCTTGATATAATATCACGACAATATAAATTTAACTCCAGATTGCCTGGTCCATCATATACTGTTTCACATACTTTACGAGCAGTAGGATTACTTACTTTACCATTATCAAACGTGAGGTAATTAAAATACTCATTAATAAAATTCAATTGCTCATCATTTAGTAAATCAATTTCACAAATCATTTATTCCTCAGATACCAAATCAGAATCATTAACATAATATAGACTCCAATCAATAGGAACTATATCTTCAACATTTAATAGTTTCATAATTTCAAGAACCGACTCTTTGACTTTCTTATGTTGAGTTCTGTATTGACCAGAGAAATTATACATGTTTTGTTCTCTGCTTTTAACAAAGTCAGAAGAAGCACCATAATCATGCTTGACCCACTGTTTTGGATCGTTAACATCCATAAATGCAGGTGCATCAGTTACTTTATCTTCCAGTTTTCCACCAGGGTAAATTGTTCTATAAATTTTAGGGTCTACAGGATACTTAATATCATAAGTATACTTAAAGAATGCTAAATTGTCATCAAAGTCTTCTGGACTTTTAAGAATGGAATTTCTAATATATCCTCTCCATGCAATCCACTCATCTTTCTGACCTTCATAATGATCTTCTACATCTGGTAAAATTCTCCAATCACTCATAGACAAGAGATCATTCTTTTGTCTCTTTGCCTTCATATATCTCTGTTGAAAATACTGAGTAGAGTCATCAATTTTATCAATTTGTTCATAAATTTTTTCTTCCCTCACTACTAAAATAGATTCGTAAAATGTTTTAAACTTTTCGTTTAACTCTGCTGCCTGTTCTTTAGTAGCACTCTTGAATTGATATGTAGCCCAATAGTTAGCGCCTGTAGAAAAATCATGCTTCAACTTTCTACGCTGACATCTATACAAACCATTGTTAAAATACTGGAAGTGATCTAATTGATCCTTCTCACTATGCCAAAAAGGATCAATAACCCTCTCTAAAAATCTTTCTTTTAATGTGGCATCTAACTTGACGCGCTTTACTGCAGATTGACCATTGCCTTGAAGGTCAACCGCAACATCAGGATTGAATAGAATATTATCGCTGAGTAAATCAACGTCTAATACTGAAATTTGTACAGATTCTGCCATGGGTCTCCTTATTGAGCTTTAATATACCATCCTGTCAAGATGTATTTATTCTTAGTAAAGACTGTATTGCCTTTATGAGTATGTGTGTAACCAGCAGGCCACATAACAACTGTGCCAGCAGTAGGTCTAATTCTTCTCTTTTGGTAAAGAAATTCAGTTTCTGCCTCACCTTCTGGCATGTCATTCAAATAAATCATCCATACTATTTCACGCATAGCATGTTGAATGCCAGTGTTTTCATAATGCCATAAATGATAACCACCACCCGGAGGAGTTATCTGTGCTTTAATATCAGTTGAAATCAAAGGAATTCTTGCAAGAGCACCATAGTGTGATGTATAATGCGAAATACATGAATTTAAAACTGCCTGTACCTCAATCTCAAGATTTCTATTAGCGTAATTTAAGCAAAATGCAAAATCTTTTCTATTTAATTCACCACCATAAATTTCTTTAGACTTATAAACAGGTGCATCATCACATGATTCGTTATCCAAGTAATTACTTGGATACGAACCCGTATCTAGGACATGATCACTGTACTTAATAATTCTATTACACAATGGTTGTGGAACGAAATTTTCCCAAACAGCAACAAAATCATTGAACTCGGACTTGGTGAAATCACCTTTCTCCATTAACTCTAATGGACGATATGGTTCAACTGCCATAATAAAATCAGAATGCCTTAATGATATATTTAGTCTTGTGGAATGGATTGATAATAGGGACCTGTCTTTGAGGTCTCATAGTAATATCAGGAGTTGGTTTTTTAAAACTAGCGGAGAAATTAAATTCAGCATCAGTCATATCCATAAAAATTTCAGATTGAGCAAACGAAACTTGTTTTGAAGTAGATGCTCCACCTAGTCCAGATCCAAATCCACCTCCAATTATACCAGCACCAGAAACATTACCACCAGTAAAATCAGTATTCGGATTACCAACAACATCTCCAGTAATCATATGACTATGTGAATTTGTTTGACCAGAAGCAGGAATATATGAATCAATGGCAAAACCTAATGGTCTAACATCAATGCAACCAGAAACATTGCCTCCAGTACCCTGAAGTGTTGCTCCAGCAAGTTCTCCTAGATCACTAATCCACCACACCATATAACTTCCACTGACAGTAATATATGTCGTCACGTCGCCATTTGGTCCAGTTTTACTTGTTCCCATATAATCTTCAGCGAACGTTTTGAAGTCTGTCCAATCTGCGCCAAGATATGCTTGCATTTCACTTGAGAAATTTGGATCTCTACCAGATATCCAATTAACCCAATTTTCAGCAACATGTTCCTGCTCTACTTCATTACCACCAACTTCAATATTTGCTGCAAATTGTGTATCAGGATTTACATTCAAACCAAATAATGCTCTAACATTCCAAGGAATAACTGGATCACCAGATTCACCATCAGGAGTAGCACTAACAAATTGATGTTCATGTACAGGAACTCTTGGTAAAACATCAGACAACGGACCTACTTGTGCAGATACAGATCCGGTGATAGTGAAAGGAACATCATCTACAATACTATTAAGATTATCTAATCTTACTGTCCCCAGAGAGAAAAATTGACTGCTCAATCCAGTTGTCCCAGTTCCCTCAATCTGTTCCAGTGGATCAGATCCAGCAGTGTCAACTTTATCAAAATACCAATATCCACCTTCAGAACCAACATCAAAGATACCAGATCCAGTAGTTATTGGTAAGAAAGCAGAATTACCTCTGCTAGAATCAACTAATCCAACACCACACAATCTTCTATTTCTATAATCAGGAACTTTAAAAGATCCACTGAATATTGTCGTTTCATACGTGGTAGTAATAGTTTGTCCATTGACTACTGTAGGAGGAGTAGTTGTAGATTGCACAGACTCCACTACAGTTCCACCATATTGTGTTCCGATTGCATTATATAAGTCTGTATATAAATTTGGATCTAAATCTCTACCATCACATTCAATAAATCCTGGATATCTAGCATCTAATCCACCAGCTGCGATTGTACCGTCAAGATCACCATATCCAACAACGACATTTTCCTTTAGAATAGAAAGGACAGAACCAATTGGATAACCATCAAACTTTTGTGTCTTTTTACTATACCACACACCAAGATTATCAGGTGCTGGAGGAACTGTCACGTAAGATTGAATCGACCACTGAAAAGAAACTGAAGGAATATTAGTTGCCTCTGTTCCAACAATAACATCAGTAAATTCTATTGTTCCTAGTTGCTGAGGAGTAATAAGAACCAAGTAGAATGAAGTATTGACGGCAGGATCAAATGTTCTTGGTCCTACAACAGGTGTTGCTTCAGCATCTATACCAATTAAAGCACCATTTGTAGCAGTGATTGTAATTGGTCTATTGATACTGGTAACAGTGATAGGACTAGAAGAAATATATGTACCGGGAACTTGATTTACTTTATTTCCTGGTATATTAAACTGAGCATCATAATCTGGTCCAGTACTTGTTAAAATACTCCAAGATGGAATGTCTAGATCACCAACACTAATCTGCATAGTGCGAGATCCAATACCACTACCATCAGAAAAGTCTGGTGATGATCGCATATAAAGTGTAATCCTATCACCATTCTGTACTGATGTCGGGAAAGTACCTACTGATCCACTATTAACTTTAATTCTAACTTCTGTAGAGTCAGTAGACAATAAATTAACAGGAACTGATATACTTTGACCTGTACCAGGATCTGTTCCAAGTCCAGTAATACCACCCAATGGCCTAGAATCAGAAGCAATCAATGCATCCTCAACAACATCAGATAGGGGTACATAAGACCACCCATTGGGAGTTGATGATGGTGCGCTTCCAGTTGTTATTGTCCACATAGACAAACTAGCACCATCTCCAATAGAAAGAGTAGTATTATTTCCAGTCTGAGGATTAGATGATGTGGGAAGTTTTAACTGCAAATAATCACCATTGTTAACAGTTCCAATGCTACCACTAAATGTTACTCCATCAAGAACATTAAATCCTTCTCCATTAGTTGATGTTGTATCTACACTAGAAACTCCCCATTCACCATCACCATCTACAGATATATCTGCAGGACCGATTAAACCTTGGATTCTAACTATATTACTATAAGCATCAATGTTTGTATCAAGTCCCACTAAATCAGTAAAAGAAGGAAATGGTTCAGGAATGTTTAGTGGAACAGATTTGCTTAAAATATTCCATACTTCATTGGCAGTTCCAATATTAAGAGTAACTCTAGTAAATTGATTGTTAAAATTTTGAGTCTTGCCTCTAATTTGAATCTTAGCACCATTTTCTACAGTTTCAGTTCCATCTCCCTGAATCCAACCAGTATCGTATGTACCATCCCCATCATAATCAATCCGCATAGCAAAAACATCAATACCACCAGCAACATTGGCACCGATAGAAACTGCTGCCTGAGTAGTTGGTGTCAAACCACTAAC